TGCACAAGCTATTCAAAATGATCAGATGGCCGCTCGTGCCAAAAACATGTTGGATAATTTAGGCCCAGCACAACAATCTGAAGCAATGAACCAGGGACTAATGAATCCAGTTCCATCTGCACCAGCTCCAGCACCAGCGGCAATGCCACCAGCAGCAAGCCCAGCAATGCCACCACAAGACACAATGGGTAGTCCAACTGGTATGCCAGCACAAAAGCGCGGCGGCAAAGTTAAGAAGATGAATACTGGCGGAACAGCGAGCTAATATGCCATCAAAAAGTCAAGCTCAAGAAAAGCTAATGGCTGCGGCGGCACACAACCCTAAGTTTGCTAAAAAAGTTGGTGTGCCCACCAAAGTGGCTAAAGAATTTAACAAGGCCGATACAGGCGTAAAACTAAAGTCATTACCAAAACGGGTATCTGGCAGAGGACGTTAATATGGCGTATAGCAACACAACTGGTCAGACACAGATAAATGTCGACCAGTTAATTTCGTATGCGTTTCGTGATGCTGGTAAAACTGCAGAAGAAATCACGCCTGAATATATCAATGCAGGCAAACAAGCACTCTTTTATAACTTACAGAATTTATCCAACCTCGGGGTTAATCTGTGGTTATTAGATAACATCTTATTAGGTGCTCAAAATGATCAACAGATTCTGCAATTACCAAGCACCACAATTGACATTCGTGAAGCTAACTGGGTTTATGTTCAGAACTTGCAACCATCTGGTGCGCTTCCTTCTGACAATTCAGCCGCCGGCAACTTGTTTAGCCAAACACTAGATAATTACGCAACATCAACCTTGGCTGAAAACTGGTTTGGTGCGGCGTATACACCAGCCCAGCGTGTGTTTTATGTTGGCTTTAATGCATATTCTCCAAATACTACCACTACTTACAACCTGTCTTATCAAGTAAGTAACGATGGTACAAATTGGAAAACAGTACAAACATTCCCAGCCACCACATTAGCAGATTCTCAGTGGGCTTATTTTAACGTAAACATTACCCAGCCTTATACATATTATCGTTTACTTAACAATAACACCACAACGACTTTTTCGTTGCGTCAAATTGTATTTTCACAATCCCAACAGGTTATTCCACTGGCTCGTTTAAATCGCGATGACTACTGGAATCTTCCAAACAAACAGTTCCCATCGGTACGCTCATTGCAATATTGGTTTGATAGAACTATCACGCCGTCAATGTATCTGTGGCCTGTACCAAATAATGATTTCCAAATGTTTCAGCTTATTGTTGATAAGCAGATGCAAGACGTTGGTTCATTGACAAACCAGATTTATGTACCAGATCGTTGGTTACCATCTATTCAAGCAAGCCTATCACACAAGTTATCTTTGCAATTACAAGGCGTAGATTTACAGCGTATTCAATACCTGGAAATGCAAGCAGATAAATTGTTCCTGCAAGCTAGTGAAGAAGATAGAGATAAGTCTCCAATTTATTTCCAACCTAATATTTCATATTACACACGATGACTAGCGCTTACGTACAAACCTACGACAATCTTGTGCAAGATGTTATTAATTACATGGAGCGCGATGACGCACAGTTTGTCGCGCAAATTCCTAGCTTAATTGGCTTGGCAGAATCTGCTATTGCGGCAGAGTTAAAGACTTATTTACAGTTAACCGTTGTAGAAACAACCCTGTCACAAAACCAAACTATTTTAAACAAGCCAGCACGTTGGCGTAAAACTACCTCAATGAAGGTAAACGGCCAGCCTATTTTGTTACGTAGCCAAGACTATGTGGCACAATACCAAGCAGAGTCTTCTTCTGGTAAGCCTTTATATTACGCAGAGTATGACTACAATAACTGGGCGATTGCCCCAGCACCAGATAGTTTTTATCCAGTAGAAATTATTTACTACAGCGAAATCCAGCCATTGGATTCTAGCAATCAACAAAACCTATTTACTCGTGAATGCCCACAAGCAATGTTATTTGGTACATTGCTGCAAGCTCAAGGCTACTTAAAAGCCTTGGATAAACTGCCAGTGTGGCAACAGTATTACAAAGATTCATTAGAGTCGCTAAAAAAAGAAGACAACGCTCGCAGAATCGACAGAAACGTTACCGTTCAGGAACCTTAATATATGTCACAATCTTTTACATCGCCATTTACCGGTACCGTTATTGAACCAACGGACGTATCGTACTATCCGCTGTCGTTTGCAACAACAACTCAGTTATACTGGCCACAGGTTGTAAACCTACAACTAGGTCAAACACCTGCAGCCCGTATTATGGACTGCATCCCAGCAACATCAAATCTGCAAATTATTCTGCCCGATGCGACCCAAGGATCCCTTGGAACCGATATTTTATTTCGTAATATTGGTGCGTTTAGTTTTACTATTGTTAATGCTGCTTTAGGAAATAGCGTAACAGTTGCTGCCGGTAGCGCAGTTTATTTTTACCTAACTAATAATTCAAGCGTTGGTGGCACTTGGGGAATAATTAATTTTGGTGTTGGCACATCTGCTGCTGATGCTGCTACATTGGCTGGCGCTGGATTGACAACTGTTGCGGGTAAATTAGCTGTTAGTCAAAATCCAGTAGACGTTACAGTATCCCCAACAATTAACGACGGAAGTCGCGCTGCTACATTCGTATGGAATAGCGGGGCCGGTACATTTAATTTACCAGTCCCATCCACATTATCTACAGGTTGGTATATTGGTTTTAGAAACAACGGAACTGGTGCTCTATCCATTGTTCCACCATCGCCAGCTTTAATTAACGGCAATTCTACATTGATCGCCAATCCGGGTGATTCTGGTTTTGTTCTTTACGATTCCAACTCAGCCGGATATGTAACTGTTGGTTTAGCTGCCCCAAATACATCTGCTTTTACTGCAGCAACATACGACGTAGACGCCATTGTTGGGAATTCTTTAAGCTTAGTTACTTTTGCCCCAACTATTCAAACTTACATTGCACAATCTGGCACACGTACATCTACTTTAACAGTTACTTTACCAGCAATTACCCAGATTTATATTTTAGCCAATGCTACGAACCAGAGCGGCTACAATATTAATTTTATTGTTCAAGGGTCTTCAGCATCTCCTTTTGTGTTACCGACAGGCACGGTTGTTGCTGTTTTAAGTGACGGTTTGAACTTATACCCGCTTACTCAGGCTCCTATTGGTTCTTATTCTGCTAGTAATGGAACTGCTGCAGCGCCGTCTTATACTTTTGCAAGTGACTCACACACTGGTATGTACTTAATTGGTACAAGCATTTTAGGCTTGTCTGCTAATTCAACAAGTATGTTGCGTATTGATAACTCAAATCCTTCTGCTCCGTTAATCACAACGCCGGCTAGAATTGCTGCCGGATTAATTTCTGGCGGTACATTCTAATGGCTGATCCGCAAACAGATCAACAATATAACTTAATCTACACGCTGGCAATACCAGCGGGGATTAAGCGTGACGGTACTATCTTTGAAACACAAGAGTTTACAGATGGTGTGTGGTGTCGTTTCCAACGTGAAGTAGCTAAAAAGATGGGCGGTTATCGTACTATCTTTACTAGTTTTAGCGGCATCTATCGCGGCATGATTAATGTGCCGTATAACGGCGTTAACTACATCTTTGCTGGTAATGCAAATGAATTGGATGTATTTACAACTGGAACTACTTTTCCAATTGGTAGTGGCCCTTTTGCCGCTCAAATCTTACCTGGGCAAGTTTACTTTCCAGTTACATCAAACACATCCACATCTTTTGCAATTGCAGGTAATCAAACTTCGGTGTTTACTGCAGGTACACAAGTAATTTTTACACAGTCCGGCACACCAACGGTTTATACAGTAACAACATCAACTTATACATCCCCAAATACGACAGTTAACGTATCTGGTGGAACAATTGTTGGTACACCGACTAAAGGCTGGATTGCCAATGCACCTGTATTTTCAGCAGATTCAGCAAGCGGCCCATACTTAAATGATTGGCAGTTTGACGCTCAATTTAGCCCATCTGGCGGTCAGTTAAGCATATTTGCGCACCCCGGTAAAAATCTAGTAAACATTGACAATGGTGTGCCCAGCCAAGTTTTAGTGGGTAATGTAACTCCAGGAACTGGTGAAGTTTGGACGTTTAGTGGCCTTTCCGATTCTGCCGGGCAAAATCCAACCTATAAACCAATTTCTGTAGATGGCGGTGTTTGTGTATTATATCCATTTATTTTTGTTTACGGTTCACATGGTTATATTGCCAATAACAATGTTAGTGGCACCTATGGGGCACAAACATTTTATGATTGGAACGGCCCTTTAGCTAACCAAGTCAACTTATCATCTTCTAAGATTGTCAAGGGTATGCCAATGCGTGGTGGTACTAATTCACCATCGGGCTTGTTCTGGGCAACAGACAGTTTAATTCGTGTTTCATTTAATTCAGGCGGTTCGGCAGCAGCAACAATTCCTTCGACTTATTGGAATTACGATATTGTTTCAAGCCAAATCTCAATTATGTCATCCAATGCGGTTGTTGAAATGGATGGTAGTTTTTTCTGGATGGGCGTAGACCGCTTCTACGTCTATAATGGTAGTGTCGCGGTATTGCCCAATGATAAAAACGTAAACTGGCTGTTTGATAATATTAACTACGAACAGCGTCAAAAAGTATGGGCCACAAAGATACCCCGCTACAATGAGATTTGGTTCTTTTATCCACGTGGCACCAATACGGAATGTACTGATGCTATTATTTACAACACCAAAGATAAGATTTGGTATGATGCAGGACAAGCTGTTGGTGCTCAACGTTCATGTGGATATACCACCGAGTTGTTTCCAACACCAATTTGGGCTGATTGGAATTATAACGTGGTTTACAGTACCCCTCGTTATGTTATTGCAAATCCAGCTAGTTTACCAGCACCCACATCGTCTCAGTTTTATCTAGCTGGTGATTTAACTCCGGAATTTAGTCCGGGTGACCATGTTCAATTAACTAACGTTTCTGGGGATCCAGTTTACCAAGTTCTCAGCAGTCAGTTTATTTATAATGGCACAGTAACTCCTCCAGGAGTTACGCTTGTAACATTGACAACAGACTTGGGTACAACGCCAGCGGTTGGCACATCTATTTATTTTGTGCAAGGCGGATATTCAATTTGGCAGCATGAGTTTGGCCAAAATGCACTCGGGTTGGCTGGTGAAGAGGCTGTTTATTCCAGCATAACAACCAGTGATATTAGCTGGATTACTGGCACTCCTTCTGGCAACCAACTACAAGGT